CAATAACTACTGAAGTATCTCCGTGTGTGATATCCCAAGCTTGTTCAGCGTTTATTGAATTAAGTGCGTAATCGTACATAAAAACTGAGATGTCGTTTGGGGTGTCAAGAGTTTTATATTCAGGACCTAATTCAGGTTTAACAAAATTATTATTTTTAGAAGTTCTTACTAGTAATTCATTAACATCACAATTACAATTTATTTGATAAACTTGTTGTAATTCAGAATTATGTGATGATGGAAACGCCTTTTTTATTTCTGTAATACTAAGGTCTGAGATTGAATTTAAAACCTCAGTTCTTTTTGATTCATAATTTGGGATTTTTACCCATACGTTGTCCTGAGATAAGACACTAATTGTTGTTGTTAAAATTGTTAAAATTGTTACTATTAAATTTTTCATAATGTGTATATTTTTTATTGTATACACATAGTTAGTCATATAATGGTATAAAGTCCTTTTGTGGGGGGTATAGTATTTTTAAATTAAGGGGTACGCTCTATAGTAGTATAAGTACTACATACGAATGGTTAGGTAAAAATACTTAAATGGGGTAAAATTTTGTATGATAGTTTATTTCATAGTTTTTTCTATAAAACCATCATCATATATAAGTAAATATATTTCACCTTCTTTCATATTTAACACCGCTTGTCCCATTAAATTTGTGATTTTTATAAGTATTCTATTCTTATGTTCTTTAATGTAGATAATACTAAGATTTTCAAATTTACCATCATAATCTGTTTGTCTTAAAATAAAATATCCAGAACCAATCGTATTTCTAATTGAATATTTATGTTTACCTTCAGATGGTACATTATATTTTGGTTCAAAATTATACCCATCCATTGAGTGTAATATTGTGTAATAGTCATTATTATATTCTGAATATATGTCCCACCATAAACTATCTCTATCTCCTTCAAAAGAGATTAAACTTACCGGTAATGGGGTTGTCATTTGCCACAATTCAAAATTATCTAACCACCATTCTTCACCTACGGAATTAACTCTAACATAAACTCTTGCGGTAAATTGTGTTACGTTTGTAAATTTTAAACGTATATCAGAATAAGTTCCGTTTTGTGCTGAATATGTTGTGAGTGTCCCGCTTGCTGTTTTTTGTATTAATGTTGTGTTGTAATTCCATAACGCATTATCATAACCATTAATTTTTATCTCTTGAACCAAAGTAGTATTATCGGTACTAATATAAAGTAATACGTAATCGGCAATATCAACACCAGCACTTAAAGATGACGATGAACCAAATTTATAAGACCCTAATCTAAATCTAAATTCATACTCAAATCCTTGGTCTAATCCTGTGATATTTGGTAAAACATAGACCCCTTCTTCAATGTTTGACGTTCCATTACCGGTACCGATTAAAGCTGCTGATGATGTACTACTAACAAACGCGTTGGCGTAATAACCGGTATTATTTCCATACCCAACTGACCATCCGCCTAACCAATTGAATGATTCAATATAGTCGTATTTTATTAAAGTTTGTGAAAATAAAAATGGTGGGAAAAAAACTATTAAAAAAAATAAAAAAAACTTTTTCATATTAACAATAAATAGATAAAAAGGTTAAAGAATGTAATGATTTATTTAATTATTAACAATAACTTATCATATATGATATTTTATTTAACAAAATAAAAAAAGGTCAGATTTCTCTGACCTTTTCAAGGGTTATTTAAGTTTTGATTATCTCAATTCTCTTAAATCAAATGTACGAACTCCATCAACAGTGATACGAGCGTAGAAACGGTTGTTAACCATTTTCTTAGCGTATCTTGTCATAATACCTTTGATAGGTGTGAAGTTGAATGGGTTGTACATTGTAGGTGTTAACTGAAGAGGTACGTATGGTGCGTAGATGTATCCAGTGTCTAACAATGATGTTCCTTTGTGACCCAACAAGATTGTGTTTGGTGGGAAGTAAGGATCACGATAAACTTGGTAACGTCCAGCAAGAGTACCAACTCTTTCAATACCCATATTGTATTGGTCTTGCTCAGGAGACGCGTTAGATACGTGGAAGTATTCTAAATCGTCAAAGATAGCTGAAACTTCAGAAGAAACAACAATCCAGTTAGCACCACCTCTAAGTGTAGACTTGTGGATTTGTGCAGACAACTGGTTGATTGCTGTAATCAACGTTTGGTTCCAGTCTTTCTGTGTGTAAGAAGTAGTCAAAGACAATCTTCTCCATCCATTGTAATCCCAACGTAGGTTCCATGCAGCACCTTTACGAAGGTCTCTTAGGATTTCACGGTCAATTTCCGCAGCAACTTGTTCTGAAAGAAGAGCAGTAAGCTCAGCTTCAGCATCAATGTTATGGAATGCCGCAACGTCTTGAGCAAGCTCTGGAGACCATTGTGCTCTTAATTTTCTTTCAGTAACTGATACTGTAACAGACTCAAGGTCAAAAGAAACCTCTCCGATTTTTTCTTCAAACTCTAGTTCTTCGTAACGTCTCCAAACAGCAGTAAATGATGTTGCAGATGTGATAGCAGAAAGAGTAGAACCAGTGTACCCATCAAGTGAAGTGTCACCACAAGATGCACAAGCAGGACAAGAAAGATCTACTTCAAGAATGATACAACCATTAGCGTTACAGATATTGTTAAAAGAACCACCATTTCCATCAACTGGGAATGTAGTTTGATATTGACTACCATAGTCAACAATTCCTTTACCATATTTTTGAGTTACAACTCTAAATAAAAGTGGTGATGCACCAACTGTAGGAACTGGACATACGTTAGCAGCATCAAATCCTAATCCTGTATTAGTAAGGATTTTAAGGTCAGAAAGGAAAGATTCTGTATCAATTTCATTTCCGTCAGGTCCGATAAGTTTACCAGCACCTGGGATGTTACTCCACCCACAAAGTTTGATAAGAACTTTTCTTGTGTTACCAACATAAGCAGCGTCGTCATTGTTAGCATCAACTAAGTCACCATTTGACCATTTTACAACAGTAGCCGCTGCCGTGATAGCAGAAAAACGACCTTTAGAATAATCAAATAGACCAGCAGGATCCAATCCTGGCTCAGCTCCTTCGTAGAATAAATCATAAAGATTTTTTGAGAAAGGTGCGTTAGCGTTAGGTGCTGTATCAGCTCCTGGGTAACCTTGACCCGGTACGTTATAACCACCATTAACCGCTTCAGGAGAACCAATTGGTGGATAGTGAACACTACCAGCTTCATTTGGGTTATATCCTTGGATACGAGGTACAAAGTAGAACAATTTACCAATTGGTAAGTTCATAGCTTGTACTGATACGATATCGTTAGCTAACAATTTAGAGAAAACTCTTCTAACGATAGGGAAAACAACCGTTTCAAAAGCTCCGTTTGAACCTTCTGAAGTTGCTTCGTTAATTAGGTGAGATGCTTGGTTCTCATATAACTGAGCCACGTTCTCTTTTAGATGACCTTTAAGTCCATCAAGGAATCCTAATTTATCCCATTTGTTAATTGTATCTTCTTTGATAACTTTAAGGTGCTTAAGACCGATGTTACCAACAAGACCAGATTCTAATAATGCTCCCATTTTCTTTTTTTTTAATTTATTTTATGTATTTAATAAATACTATGTACTTTTAAAAAGTTTATTTTATTTTTCCCATCAAGTCTTTCATTCTCAAAAATTGTGGATTTTCATACGTTTTAGACTCAATTAAGTTAGCAGCCGAACCAGTACTTGGTGTTTTAGAGACTGTTCTCTCAAATGATTCTGTGATTGTATTTTCCGTAGATTTTGGAGATCCTAATTCATCCTTGATAGATTTGTAAAGATTTTTTGATTCTTTTAAAGTATCAACATTGTCAAATCTTCTAAGAATATTAATCTTTTCTTGTTTTGTTGTTGAATGTTCTGTAAACAATCTAGTTGCATAAGCAAGATTTGAGTTAAATATGGCAACCTCATTTAATTTAGTTCTGAATAGATCAAGAGCTTTTCTGTATTCTTCATTTTTTGCTCTCAAAACTTCTAATTCTTCAGTACCTTCTTTTCTTAAATGTCTTGGTGCCGCTTTTGGTTTTGGTAAACCTTCTCTACCCCAATACTTGCCATTAGCCAATGTTCTTGACGCTTCTTTAGTTTCAGTTTTTTTACCTTCAACTTTTTTCATTTTACCATCAAGGTTAGCACCTTCTTTGTATTCAAATTTTGCTTTACCAGTACCCATAGTTTTGTTAGCAGATTTTTTAACTGTTTTAAATCCACCACCCATATTAGGTTTCTTGTCATATTTGAATTTAGATGCGTTACCCATTCCGATACCTTTAGGTTTAATTGATTTTTTAGATTCGTAAATTGACTCTTCTACGCCGATTTCGTCTTCTAACTCAGTATCGTCTAACTCAAGTTCAAAGATAATTTCATCCTCTTCTTCATCATCAAAAGAAAATTCATCATCCTCTTCTTCATCATCAAAAGAAAATTCATCTTCCTCTTCTTCATCATCAAAAGAAAATTCATCTTCATCTTTCTCTTCGTCTTTAGAAAAGTAAAAATCAAAATCATCAACTTCTCTTGAATAGAGTTCTTCCAATTCTTCATCGGAACCCATTTCAGAAAAATCATTCACTTCAGAAAAATCATCCATTTCAGATTCACCTAATTGTATCAGATATTCGGTATCATTTTCTGTATCTGATAGATGTATCATTTTGTCATCTTTTTTTACAATAACACCATCATTATCTCCCATTGCTTTAAACACAGTTAAAACTTCTTCGTCTGAAGCTCCGGTTAAATCAATTGTGTCATCTTCTGTATCAGTATCAAATTCCATTTCAAAATCATCTTCTGTGTCATCCATGCCAAGCATGTCATCTTCTTCTTCGGAATCATCAACATCTAAATTATCAGTATCAATATCTTCCACATCTGTATCAACATCCGTGTCCTCAATATCAACCTCATCGTCTTCAACCTCATCTTGTTCTTTAAGAGATTCTTTTACTAATGAACTGATTTCTTCCTTCATTGTTGAAGAAAGTATTCCTTCTGCATTCTTGTTAAGAGACTCCTCCAGATTTGAAATCTGAAGTAACGCCTCTTCAATAACATTTTTATTTTTTGTCATTATTTTGTTTTCTATTAACAATAAATACTAACAAAAATGAAAAAATTCGTTTTGCGTGATATAAAACAAAAAAGGATGAACATTTGTCCATCCTTCAAGTATTTTTAAATAAATTGTATTTTATTCAATTACCTCATCAATTTTACTTTCTGTAATTGAAGTGATTCTCCAATCCATTGTGTAGTTTTCATAAATCTTGGTAACCTTTGCCTCTACATCTGTTGGTGTATATCCCAAAACTAATTTTTCTTCTTTAACTTTTTTAACTCTACCGGATTCACTATCAAGTAAATCTGAAGTAATTTTTGCTACAAAATATTTTTCTCCTTGTTCCATAATTTTTATTTTAATTAATTATAGAACAACTATTTTTATTTATCAAGAAAAGCGGATAATTTATCCATTAATTTTTTTGATTTATCAATTGCTGAAGCATCATCCATTTCACTACTTCTTGTTGATTGCATTTTCTTTTCCTCATCAAGATTCTCCTCATAATTCATTCTATCATCTTTATTTAAGAAAAGATATGCACCAGGAGTTGAGGGAGATGATACAAGGTCAAAACAAATTAATTCAAAATCTTTTTGTACCTCATTTGTTTCACCAACTTTTTTAAGTGAACCAACTCCACGAGATGAAATACCCAAAGTAACACCTTGTCTTAAGTAGTTTGCTGCCAAATCACCTTTTGTGGAACAAACTCCCCTTTCGTGAAATCCTGGACTTGTAAGCAATTTTAATTTACCCATAAGAACATTTCCTTCCCACCATACTTCGGTTATAATGTGTGATACCCGGTCAAGATCAATAAGAGAAGATTCTGGGTGATTTAATTCAGAAAGAGAAGTTCCTCTTTCAATCATCTTTTTATAATTTTCAGCTTCTCTTTTTAAAATATCTTCAGGATATACTCTACCGTTTCTATTTGGCGTATTGTATTTTTGTAATACAGCGTAGAACTCAAATGGTTTTGAGTGATCAAGGAAACTTTTATTTTCCATTATATAACTATTTTGAGTTACTTTAGGGTTGATATATCCGGCATCGTACTCAATTAGAATACCCTTTCCAGTTTCACTTGGTGATAAAATTTTATAATTACTCATCTTAAGTTTTAATAATAAATATTAATCAATCTGAGTTTTTATTTTTTCCGGTTTAATATTTCCTTTTTTTGTTAAATAGAATTTAAAAAATTTGTTATGTGTGAAAACCTCTGAGTATATATCTTTGGATAATTTTTTAAGTGTTTTTTTAAGAATTGGTGATTTAAAGTCAATAGGATTTTCTAGGTTGTATAGATTTATCTCAAGATTCATAAATGATTTTTTCTTTAATTGTATACCACTTGTTCTTAGGTCTAAATCAACTATAAATTTTTCATCAAATAAATTTTTATCAATATTATTAAACACAGAATGTTTTATATCTCTTGTCATATTAAGGACAACTCTTTCCCAGTTTAGACTTTCTTTTTTTGGTTCTACCCAGGTTTGTAAATTTAAATAAAGGGATTTGAATTCTTTTGAGTCTACAGTACCATAACTGACTTTACAAGTTCTAAACCCATTTATTTTGGAAGTTTTTCCTTTTTTCATAAAACTTTTTCATAATTATTTAGTTTATTTTTTAGAAGTTTATGTATTTTTGGGATATATATCAATATAATATCAAAATATGTTAAAAGTAGAAGTTAAAAGAGGTGATATAGAAAGGGCGTTAAAAGAACTTAAAAGTAAGGTGATTAAAACAAGACAAAATTCCCACCTAAATGATAGACGGGAATTTAAGAAAAAATCTGTTGTAAAACGTAGCCAGGTTAAAAAAGCAATCTATATTCAGAAACTAAAAATTACTCCTAAAGATTTGTAAATAAATCTTTTAATTTGTAATAATTTACTCTATTGTAGGTTTCGTTATTTAATTTATTAATTGTCTGATTAATTCTTGATGTTACTTCAGTATCATCGTTTGTTGATTTTAAATCATTTAATTTATCAAGAGTACTCTCTTTTAATACTTCATATTTAACCAATAATTTATCATTGTCTTCTGACAAGATTTTTTTAACTTCTTCTCTTTCAGATTCGTTAATACTAGATAAATAATCTGAAATTGTCTTATTAGCAACATCAACAATTTTACTTACTGGTAATTTTACCATATCAGTGTATTCTTCTTTTTTTGATTTTGATAAAGATTCTAAAATAAACTTTTTACTTTTAATTCTTGATTCAAGATTTAAGTTTTTTGTGTAGACTAGATTGTCAATATTTTCATATATGTTTTTAGTCTCTATTTCAGATAACCATAAATCTAATTCATTAATAGAGTTTGAACTTAAATTTTTAATACTTTCCTTTAAAGTGGTTATTGATTCGTTAAGGAATTCATTTGCAAAATCATCACTATAACCCTTACTTGAAGATAGTTCGTCGTACATATAATACATTTCTTTTAATGTCTTGTTTTTTAATACAAGTTCACTAAAAATAAAAATGTCTTTTTTAAATGATTCCTTAAGGTATGAATCTGTTAGACATTTCTCTATTTTACTTTTTATAAGTCCAAATTTCATTTTAATTGTTTTTTAATAAATATATTACTTATCTAAAATCTTCATAAGTTCTTTTTCTATTTCACCTAGAGAGTTATTACCAATTAATATTTCATTATCAATATTTTCTAATAATAGATTTTCCATCTTTGCCTTACTTTCTGGTAGACCACCTTCTGGTCCTCCCGGAGGTGGTCCTGGTGGTGGTGGAGGACCTCCTAAGTCACCACCCATATCCATTCCGCCACCTTCGGCCGGTGCTGCGGCTGTTGAGTCGGTTACCCCACTTACAGTTTTATACAAATTGTCAATGTTATCAAATAATCCGGTATGTGTAATAATTGTTGGTGTGTTTACAAGTTCTGCCGCAACCGCTTTCTCCATTCTTTGTCTTTGGATATCTAATTTGATATCCTCGTCTGACCAACCAAATATATGTTTCTTAGCCCAAGTCGCCGATGTTGGTGCGATTGTTCCTTGGATATCTGTAACCAAATCTTTATAAAGTAATACTTTTTCTTTCCAAACCTCAACCATAAGAAGATCAGCTTGTTTTGACGGGTTTGTAAGACCTAATGTAAAGTTTGTAAGTTCGTCCTCAAATCCTAAAAGAAATAAATGAATAATTGCAATTTTGTTTAATTCAGATAGCATATTTTTCTGAATTTTATTAATTGTTCTTGCAAAACGAATATCAAGTAGAGATAAATTTTTACCATCACCAACTGGTTCTTCAAAACCAAGGTAAGCTTTTGGTACACGAATAGCGGTTACAAGTTTCTTTTGGATGTACTCAATATCCGCAATTTCAGAAAGGTTCTGAGCACCTGCTAATGTCTCAATTGGCATTGTTTGTGTTGCATCACGAACCGGAATAAAATAATCTTGATCCACCGCCATT